GTGAAAGGGCAATTAAACTTGTTTGAACCGGAGTTCATAAAAGACATAGATTGCACCGTTGACACACCAGTGACCAGAGGGAACAAAGACAAGCCCATATATGGAACAGGAAAACGCATAAAACCCAGAGTGCCGGGCAGAAGAGAAACAAAGCACATGGAAGAAATATATCTTGAAGAATTGCTGCCGCTGGAAGAATACGACTTGATTGTTGTTTTAATATCTGGCGGCAAAGACAGCATAGCAACATACTTCAAATTGCGTGAACTGGGAGTGCCTAAAAGCAAGATTGAGTTCTGGCACCATGACATAGACGGAGGAAACCCGGAACGCCACATGGACTGGCGCTGCACACAAAGCTACATGAAAGCGCTTGCGGACGCAGAGGGAATACCGCTGCGGCTATCATGGAGAAAAGGCGGCTTCTTTGGTGAATTATACAGAATAGGAGCCAGCAAGCCTATTGAATGGGTAGACCCGGAAACCGGGGAAATAATGAGCGCAAGGGAAACACCACAGCAGGCAGCGTGCAGGAAGATTGAAGAAAGCAACGTAGAGAACAAAGAAGAACTGCTGAAAGAATACGGCTGCCGCATGAAGTTTCCTGCAAAGTCTGGAAATTTAATGACAAGATGGTGCAGCCCTTATTTGAAAATAGACGTTGCAGCAACAGTTCTGCGAAATCTGGAAGAGGTGAAAGAAAATTCAAAAGTTTTAATATGCAGCGGGGAACGTAGAGGGGAAAGCACCGGGCGTTCAAAATACAACGAAATGGAAATATATTTCAGAGCCAATGCAGAAAAGAAACTGAAAAGAACAGTTCACCAGTGGCGCCCGGTCATTGATTATTCAGAAAAAGACGTGTGGGAAGTGATGAAAAGAAACAAAGTGAACCCGCACCCGTGTTACCGGGCAGGCTGGAACCGTTGTAGCTGCGCCGGGTGCATATTTTCAACACCGGAACTGTTTGCAGGGTTCAAAGAGTTGTACCCACAGGAATTTGAAGAAATGAAACATGATGAAAAGGCGCTGGGCTTCACACTGGACAACAAATGCGACCTTGAAACGTACATTGAGGGAGCAAAGCCGTGTTTATACAAGGGCGACAAAGAAGCAATACATAGTCTGATAACAGGGATATTCACAGAAAGTCAAATATTTATTGACGGTCAATGGAAATACCCAGCAGGAGCGTTCCACGGCGCAGAGGGTGGACCGTGTTAGAAATTAGGAGGTGCGGAAAATGCCAATAAACATGACAGATTATAGAATGATTATCAACGAAAGAGTATACAACGTATTGCAAATTATGATTGATTTTGCAGGACCGTTAGAAGAGGGGGAACCACCAAAGCCGAAGTTTATTGACGCAGTATACATTGACGAAGACGGAACAATAAAAACCATGCGTGATGAAGCGTGGTGCTTCCAGTTCGTGAGAAGAAACGGAGGTTCAGCAGATGGAAAGACCAATAATAATGCTTAATGCAGACAATATGCCCGTATTTTGCCGCAATCAGTGTGCAAATACAAAGTGTGCAAAGCATATCACAAAGGCTTATGAGTGCGGCGGGGCGTGTTCCATGCAGTTATTAAAGGGACAGCCGGAGTGCGCAGGGTACATATCACGGAGGAAGCGCAAATGAAAGAAAATGTTTGCGTAGACTGCAAATATTATGAAAGCTGCGGAAAGCCGGAAAGATACATAAAGTGCATGGGGTACAAAGAAAAAGAGCGGCAGCAGGCAGCAGGAGAACACGCAGTTGACGTGCAAGACGGATAGCAGCCGGGCAAAACTGGCAAAACAAAGAATGGAGGAAAAGCAAATGGCGCAGGCAATGGAAAAAGACAGGGTTATTGAATTGCTGGAATATTACAAAGACATAGACGGGGAGGTGAGCATATACAGAAAGATTATAAATGACTTGATGGACCAATACTACAACCCCATTGGCGCTATACAGTGCGACGGTCTACCAAAAGGAAAAAATAATATATCACGACAAACAGAAAATATGGCGCTGAACATTCCAGATTTTGTCAGTGGAGAAATTAAAGACTATGAAGCAAAGGTGCAGCAGTTACAGAGTTTGAAAGCACAGCTTTTGCAGGAAATTTCAAGACTGAAACTGAAAGAAAAGCGTATTATTTTCGATTTTTACATTCACAACCTCAAATGGGAACAAGTAGCGGTACGCAATTCATACAGTGAACGGCAGTGCAAGAATATTAGAGATAATGCACTTGCTACGCTGTCACAGAGGTTTGAAAAGAACCAGATAATTTCACAATTCAAGAAGATTGCATAAGCAATCATTGCCCGCCATTGCCTGCGTTTCACTGGTATAATTTATATCAGCAAAGCAGGCTTTACGCCGTTATATTTGCACGTTGGCAATAGTGGGCTTTGGTGATTTTTTGAAATTACAAAGCCCATAATTTTTTATACTTCCGTAAACCGGAAGAGTTGGAAAGAATGAAAACAAACGAAAAGAGGTGAGAAGATGGGAAGACCACGGAACCCAGAGCGGGACAAGTCAATGCAACGCTATCTGGACGCAGACGGCAAGATTGAAACAGCGGAACTGGCAAAACTGGCAGGGGTGCCAGAAGTGCGGATAAGAAAATGGAAGTCAGAAGACAGCTGGGACGAAGCACTGAAAAACAAGCCGAAAAAAAGAGGGGGTCAAAAAGGCAACAAAAATGCTGCCGGAAAAACCCCGGCAAAAAAAGGCAACAAAAACGCTGTCACACATGGAGCCTTTGCACAGGCAGGCTATGAAGACATAGACCCAGAGCAGGCGGCGGCAATACAGAACATGGGCACACCGTCCGCACTATCTCAAATGATGGAGGAATTACAGGCGTTATACGTCCGCAAAGCCTATCTGGAAAGCCTGCTGAAAGAGTATGAGAGCAAAGAAACAGGCGGCTTTTACACTGATAAAATAGTACACATGATTGTGCCAAAGAGCATGGAAGAGCGCAGGGAAGAAGAGGACTGCGGCATGGAGCAGGGGCAGGCAACAGACCCAGAGGGTGGCAAAGAGATATATAAAACAGCAATGAAATCTATTATCAAGTCAAGCCCATTTGATAGAGCAATGAAAGTGGAAGCCGAACTGAACAAGCTACATGGGCGTATCATCAAGCAGCTGGACAGTATCAAGGCGTATGAGTTAGAGGACAGACGCTTGCAGCTTGCAGAAAAGCAATTAGAGTTAAACAAACAGAAGCTAACAGGTGAATTTGACATTGAACCGGACGCAGAGGGCGAAAACGACGAAATCACAGGCATTATTGACGACATGTGATAGGTTCTTCCGGCGCCGCAGAAGCACTGCGGGTACGCCGACGCCCAAAAGGTGCCCAGATATAATTTTGAAAATTTCATTTCCGCTTCCGACCCAATAAAAAATAAAAGGGTAGGGGCTAGAAAAAGAAAAAAAGTGACCAATTCGGACACAAAAGAAAGGGGGTGCGGTTTTTGAAAGCGTACACTTCAAAGGCGGTTGCTGCTTGGCTGGATATTTCAGAACGCAGAGTGCGCCAGCTACGTGACGAAAAGGTTATAACGGAAATCAGACCGGGACTGTACGACTTGAAGACCGTAAACCACCAATACATAAATTATCTGCGCAAGAACAACCCGGAAAGTGAAAGTGCTGTGGACTACAACACAGAACGTGCGAAGCTGGTTAGGGCAAAGCGAGAAGCACAAGAACTGGAATTGCAGTTGCGCAGAAATGAAGTACATACCACAGAAGATGTGGAACAGGTAATGACAGACACACTTGTTAGGTTCAAAACAAGATTGATGGCTATACCTGCAAAATTAAGCCCTATTTTATCAAAGAAAAAGGACCAGACAGAAATTTTTAAGCTATTAAAGACGGCTATTGATGAAGTGCTGGAAGAACTTTCAGACTTCCAGACAGTGTTTGGGTATGGTGTGGACAATGAAGAAAAACACAGTTGAAATGTTCACCCGCATTTTCAAAGTGTTGCAGCCGCCACCGGAAATGACACTTTCACAGTGGGCAGATAAGTTCCGCAGACTGTCTGCCGGGTCTTCCGCAGAGCCAGGACGCTGGAAGACAGCAAAGGCGCCGTATCAAAAAGAGATTATGGACGCCATAACAGATATTACAATCAAAAAAGTGGTGATAATGTCAGCTGCACAGGTTGGAAAGACTGACGCAATGGTGCTGAACCCTATTGGCTATTCCGTCCACTACGACCCGTCACCAATCATGGTTATACAGCCAACTATTGACATGGCAGAAAAGTTTTCAAAAGAAAAACTATCCCCTATGCTGCGTGATACGCCCGTACTTGCGGACAGGATAAACGAGAAATCGAGAAACAGCGGTAACACAATCATGCAAAAGATATTTCCGGGCGGCTTCATTACCATTGCCGGAGCAAACAGTCCAACAGGACTGCGAAGCCACACCATAAGAATATTACTTGCGGACGAAATAGACGCATACCCAGCCAGCGCCGGAAAAGAGGGCGACCCGCTTTTATTAGCTTCAAAGCGCCAGACTACATTCTGGAACAAAAAGCAGGTGGACATTTCTACGCCGACGGTCAAGGGTGCGTCCAGAATAGAAGTGGAATATGAAAACAGCAGCCGGGGAGAATGGAACACACCTTGCCCATGCTGCGGAGAACTTCAACCGCTGGTCTGGTCAAACGTGATTTTTGACAAAGAAGACCTAACAGAAATCAGATACGCTTGCAGCAAGTGCGGTGTCATATCCAGTGAAGCAGAATGGAAAGAACATTTTGTTGACGGAACCTTTGTGCATGAAGACCCGGAAAACCCGGTGCGTGGGTTCCATTTGAACACGCTTGCTTCAACACTGACCACATGGCAAGAAGTAGTTGAAAAGTTCATCATTGCCAATGCGGAAATGAAAAAAGGCAATGTGGAACTAATGAAAGTATGGACCAATACGGAAATGGGGCAGACGTGGGAAGAGGACGGAGAAACCATAGAAGACGACGAATTGTTGAAACGCCGTGAGAAGTACAACTGCGAAGTACCGGAAGAAGTGCTGTACTTAACAGCGGGAGTTGATACACAGGACGACAGATTTGAAGTTGAAGTGGTGGGCTGGGGTCCAGAATATGAAAGCTGGGGCGTGAAGTATGCGGCAATATACGGGGACAATTCAGACATTAACAATCAAGTCTGGAACGACCTTGACACATTCTTACAACAGACATTTGAAAAGCCGGACGGCACAAAAATGAAGCTGTCCTGCGTCTGCATAGATAGTGGAGGACACAGAACCAATCAAGTATATAAGTTCTGCAAAGCCCGGTTCAGCCGCAGGGTGTTTGCAATTAGAGGTTCAAACGATAGCGCAGCAGCATATATCCAGAAACCGTCAAAAAACAACCGTGAGGGCGCATATCTGTTTACATTGGGCGTTGACACCGGAAAAAGCCTGCTTATGGACAGACTAAAGGTGGAAGACGAGGGACCCGGATTTTGCCATTTTCCGAAAGAAGAGAGCAAAGGATATGACGAAAAATACTTCAAGGGCTTGACGTCAGAAAAAAAAGTCATGCGCTACAAGATGGGACGCCCGTATTTTGCATGGGAACTGAAAGACAAAGGCGAACACAAGCGAAATGAAGCGCTGGACTGCCGAAACTACGCAACGGCAGCCATTGAAATTGCAAACGTACCATTGAAGAAACAGAAAAAGAAAGAGGAAACACCGCAGACAGTGAAACGAGTTGTCAAGCGGGGCAGAAGAAGAAGTGGAGGTATATTATAAATGGCAGGAATTACACTGGAAACAGCACAACGACACCTTGACGCATGGCTGGAAGCAGAACTGGCGGTGACAAACGCCCAGTCGTACACAATAGGAAGCAGGACCATGACGAAAGCAGACTTGGGAGAAATCAGACGTGCTATTGAATATTGGCAGGGAAAAGTTGCTGTATTGGAGAACGTAGCAAAGACGGGCGGCAGAAACCGGGCAAGACGATTTGTGCCCCGTGATTTATAAAAGATTGCCCGTGATTGCCCGTTTTTGGGGTTTATTTCCCCCCATTGCCTGCAAAAATGGGGTAATATTATAGCGTGGAAAAATAAGAAAAGACGAAAAGCAGCCGTGAAAAGCTGCTTTTTTCATGCAATAAAGGAGGTGAAAATGTGGGAATTGCAGCGGGAATTGACAAGGCAATAGCAGTTGTGGCGCCGCAAACGGCACTGAAACGTACTGCGGCAAGACAAAAATTGCAGATTTTAAACAGCGGGTACAGCAATTATGGTGCCAGCGTAGTGAAAAAATCACTTGCAGGGTGGCTTCATGCGGGCGGCAGCAGTCGTGAAGATATAGAAGACAATGTTTCAATACTGCGACAGCGTACCCGTGATTTATACATGGGCGTGCCTATTGCAAACGGCGCTGTCAAAACCATGCGAACCAACATTGTTGGGCGTGGGCTACGTTTGAAGCCGAACATTGACACAGAATTGCTGGGCATATCACCGGAGGAAAGAAGAACACTTGAAAAGCAGATTGAACGTGAATGGAATATCTGGGCAGAAAGCACAGATTGTGACATGGCACGAATTGACAACTTTTGCGAGTTGCAGCAGTTAGCTTTTTTGAATTGGCTTATTTCTGGGGACTGTCTGGCAGTGCTTCCGGTCAAACCACGACTGAACCAGCCATATGACCTGCGTGTGCAGCTGATAGAAGCGGACAGATTATGCAGCCCGGACAACTGCGACACCATAGACAATAAAATTGTTGGAGGTGTGGAGGTTGACCAGTCCGGGGAAGTTGTAGCGTATCACATAGCAGACCACCACCCGTTGTCTTACGCCTACACAGATATTAGCTGGCAGAGGGTGGAAGCGTTCGGAAAAACAACCGGAAGAAGAAACGTACTACACCTTATGAACCGTGAACGAATAGGGCAGCGCAGGGGCGTTCCATTCCTTGCCCCGGTCATTGAAAGCCTAAAACAGCTTGGCAGATACACGGACGCCGAACTGGTTGCAGCGGTTGTGTCCGGTATGTTCACGGTGTTTATCGAAAAGGCAGACGCAAGCAGCGAAGACGCAATAGGAAGCATTATACCGGAGGAAGTGCAGGTGGACGCAGAGGACGAAACCACCATTGAACTTGCGCCGGGTGCCGTTATCGACTTAAACGAGGGCGAAAAGGCACATGACATGAACCCCGGAAGACCAAACGCCAATTTTGGCGGCTTTGTGGAAGCTATATGCCAGCAGATAGGCGCCAGCCTTGAAATACCTTATGAATTGCTTATGAAGCGCTTTAATTCCAGTTACACAGCAAGTAAAGGCGCACTGGAAGAAGCGTGGAAAATGTTTAATATGTACCGGGACTGGTTAGCAACTGACTTTTGCCAGCCAGTATATGAAGAGTGGTTGACAGAAGCGGTTGCAAAAGGGCGTATCAAGGCACCGGGCTTCTTTACTGACCCGGTGATTAGAAAAGCATATTGCGGGGCGAAATGGAACGGACCTGCAAAGGGTATGTTAGACCCGGTAAAAGAAGTAACAGCCGCAGAAAAGCGGGTGCAGAACGGCTTTAGCACACGAAGCGACGAAACAATGCAAATGACGGGCACAAGCTACTACAACAATATTGAACAACTGAAACACGAAGAAAAAGAGTTAAGAGAGGTGAAGAAAATTGCCAATGCCAATGCAAACAAGCCAAAATCCCCAGCAGCCGCAGCAGGCGCAGGGAATGAACCAGCAGCAGGACAACAGGACGCCGGGCAATCCATACGGAGTGACGACAAATAAATTCTGGAATTTTATTCCAGCAACAGGCGACAAACCACCAGAACTGCTTTTATACGGCGCAATAAGCAGCCAGCAGTCATGGTGGGAAGACAGGGTGACGCCACAGCAATTCAATCAAGAACTTGCGGCGCTTGGTGATGTGCCGGAAATTATAGTGCGCATTAACAGCGGCGGCGGTGATGTGTTCGCAGCAAATGCAATTTTTACGAGATTGAAAGATTGTTCAGCTAAAGTGACAGTCAAAATTGATGGCTGGGCGGCAAGCGCTGCCACAATCATTGCTATGGCTGGCGACACAATCAAGATTGCCAGAAACGGTGTATTTATGATACATGACCCAGCAATGACAGTCTGGGACACTTTCAGAGCAGAAGACTTTTTGAAGATGGCTGATGAACTGAAAGTGATTAAACAAAGCATTGTCAATACATACGCCAGCAAGACTGGCAAAAAAACAGAAGACATAGAACAGCTTATGTCAAACGAAACATGGTGGACGGGCGACATTGCCGTTGAAAACGGCTTTTGTGATGAATTGATGTTTGAAGACAGCACAACAGTTGTTGAAAATTCTTCAAAAATCGTTGTCAATTCAGTGCCTATTGACGTTTCCATGTTCAAGAGTATTCCAACCCAGTTATTAAACAGCCCGCACAATCAAAATCCGGGTAGTTTAGTAAATAGTGCAACAGAACCTATCAACAAGCCAAAAGAAAAGGAGGAACCAGAAATGGCAGCACCAGAAAACAAAATCACAACGGTTGACGCACTAAAAGCCGCATACCCGGATTTAGTAGCGACAATCCAGAACGAAGCCGCAGCCACAGAACGTGCCAGAATTAAAGGCATTGAAGACTTGGCAAGCGGCAACTATGCAGCACTTGCGACAGACGCAAAGTTTGAAAACCCTATTTCTGCGCAGGAACTTGCAGTGAAAATCATTGCAGAGCAGAACAAAGCGGGTGGAACTTACATTCAGAACCGCCAGCAGGACGCACAGGACAGCGGGGCAAACAATGTATCTGGCGTAACACCGGAAGACAACGCAGGCGGTGACGGAAAAGACCCGTTCAATGCCGCTATTGACAAGTTGTTTCCAGATACAAAATAAGGAGGTAGCGCAAAATGAGTGAATACGCAGTAGAGAAGAGAGAAACAGCGCCAAAGAATTTCTTTGCTGGCGACTTCCCAACAGTACCGGAAACGGGAGTTGCAGGCGCAGAAATCAAAGAATATGCACCAGTAATGGTTGACACAGAGAACGAAAACAAAATCATTCCGGTTGCTACAACAAAAGAAGCGAACGCAATCGGAATTTCTGCGGCAGCAGCAGGAAAGGGCGAACCAGTCACATATTATTTGACAGGTGAGTTTTTCGCTGACGCATTAAACCTTGAAGCAAGCGCAGATTTAGCAAAAATCAAAGAAGCACTGCGAAAAGTATCAATCTTTTTGAAGTAAGGAGGATAAAACAATCATGGCAAATGAAGTATCTATTTACGAACCACGAACAATGGGCAGAGTGGTTCAGAAGTTACCGCCCGTGCGTACTTTTTTCAGAAGTACATTTTTCAAACATGAAGAAACATTCGTGACAAAGAATGTTGATGTTGATTTCAAGAAAGGAAGCAGAAAGGTTGCACCGTTTGTCAGCCGTGTAATTGGTGGAAAGGTAGTGCCAAACACTGGCTATGAAACAAAGACCTACACACCGCCTTTAGTTGCACCGGAAAAGGTCACAACGGTTGACGACCTTTTACAGCGCAGACCGGGTGAAAGCCTTTATTCTGGCAGAACACCTGCTGAACGTGCAGTGCTTAAAATGTCTGATGATTTCAAGGAGCTGCGAGAAATGATTTTACGCCGTGAAGAGTTAATGTGCGTACAGACCATTTTTACTGGCAAAATTCCTATCATTGGCGACGGAGTGAATGAAGTGATTGACTTTTCTTTTACAAACAAAGAGAAAATCACAACAGCAGCGAAGAAGTGGACTGCCGACACTTCAGACCCTATCGCAGATTTGAAGCGCTGGCACGAAACCGTACAGAAGACCGGATTTGTAAACTGCGATATTTGCGTTATAGGTGGCGACGTTGCAAATGCGTTTGTAAATCACCCAAAAGTACAGAAACAACTTGATGTAAAAAATTACAATCTTGCAGTCATTCAGCCTAAACAGCTTCCAAACGGTGTGACATACCTTGGAACCATTCACGAACTGGGACTTGATATTTACAAGTACAACGAGTGGTATCTTGACGACTGGACAAACCCGGACGCACCGGAGGACAAGCCACTTGTACCAGCTGACAGTTTGGCACTGTTAAGCACAAACGCTGATTATTCCATGTACTATGGAGCAATCACACTGATTAAAGAGCCAGACGGCAACTTTATGACGGTTGAGGGTAAGTATGTACCGGACACATGGACGAAGCGCAAGCCTGCAAGAAGATTTCTCAATCTGTCTTCCGCACCTTTATGCGTTCCGCATGATGTAGACAGCTGGTTTGTGGCTACACCTATTTAATGGATTTCAAAGCCCAGCTTGCCAGTGATATGAAAGTGTTTCACAACTGCGGCGAAATGGCAACAATGACTGATATTTGGTATCAAGGCAAACAACACTATATACCTGTGATAATTGACCATACGGCAGCCGACGAACGGCAAAGAGGAAATGGGGACAATTCAGAGGGGTTCAACCGTGTTTCTTGTCTGGTCTATATGTCTTTATATGACTTTGGTTGTGTACCAAAGAGAGGACGACAGATAGAAATTGACGAAGCCGGAGCAGTCAACCTTTACTATATCGCAAAAGCAGATTGCGAGGACGGGGAAATAATTCTGGAATTGGAGATGGTGGACGAATGATTGAAATAACTTCTGACGCAATCGAAAGAGCCGGAACCCTGCTGGCAGGTATTCCGAAAGGTGCGGAAAGAGTATTTGCCAACGCTTTGAACCGTGGAGTTTCCAGAGCGAAAACGCAGGCATTGAAACGGACAAAGCAAGTGTACACGGTAAACAATAGCGCACTGACAGCAAGAACAACAATGAGAGTGAACAAAGCCAGCACGGGAAACCTTGCGGGCTTTGTTTCTTTTGCTGGAACAAAATTACCACTGTATCAATTCAAAGTGACACCCACAAAGTCTGGAACCGGAAAACAGGTGCGGGCACAGGTGAAAAAAGGCGGCAGCGCCACACCATTTGAGGACGCATTTGTTGCAAACATGAGAAACGGCATGGGAGTATATGAACGACTTACAAGAAAGCGTGTTCCAACAGAACAGCTGATGGGTCTTTCAGCAGCGCAGATGGTGGGAAACACAGAAGTTATGGACGACTTGCAAGAAGAGGTACAAGAACTGGTAAATGAAAGAATAATCCATGAAATGAACAGAATTTTGAATGGTTATGGAGGTAAGGCATGACACCAGTTTTTTTATTGGAAAATTTGCAGCAGTTCATAAAAGAAAGCACGTCTGACATAATTTTGCCAGTGCGAACCAGAACGGGGAGCAATGAAGCAAAAGAAAGGGCAGTTGAGGTGTACAGAATGGGACTGCCGGAACCGGACGACGTGCAACAGAAAGTACCATATATTCTGGTTAAGTTCCTAACAGGGACAGACGAAAAAGCAGCGAACGAACCAGAAGAAGACAGCTGCAAAGTAAGAATAATATTTGCGGTGTATTCAGAAGATGGGCAGGACGGACCACTGGCACTTCTCAATCTGATTTTGAGAGTACGCAGCGAATTGAAGAAAGCCGGGACAATCGGCGGCGGTCAATTTGCTTTTAAACTGCCGCTGGAATATATCGTATATCAAGACACCACGCCGCCATACTACATGGGCGAAATGGTGACAAATTGGAGTATGCCAGTCACGCAACGTGATGTGGCAGAGATTTTGCACAATTTATAGACAGGAGGAAGACGAAATGGCAAAAGCGACCACAGCAAGCGCCACAGCAGCCGAAAAGGACGCTAAAAAGGTGCAGGCGGTAGAAAATACCACAACAGAAGAAAAAGCCGTAAAAACGGCAAATACGCAGTCGGAAACAGTAAAGCTGATTTACATTGGACCGAACCTGCCAAAAGCAATGCTGCCATGCAACAAGATTTTTGAGGGAACAGACAAAGAGATTGAAGAAGAACTTTCTTTCATTCTTGGAAAGTTCCCGCTTGTAAGAAAAATGCTGGTTCCTATTTCCGAACTGGCAGACAAGAAAGACAAGGTGAAGACAACCGGGAATGTATACAGCAAGTATTATTCAGACTTAAAGGCTGCCGCCCTTGCATACGCAGAACAGGAGGTATAACAAATGAGTGACGTATCACATGGAGTAAACGCCAGCAAGACAAACAATGGCGCAATCACGCCCGTGTCCGTAGATACTGGCGTGCATTTTGTGGTTGGAACAGCACCCGTGCAGATGGTAAACGGAAAAGTAAATGAAGTCATTATGGCTTCAAGCTACAAAGAAGCAGTGCAGGCGTTGGGATATTCCGACGACTGGAAGAAATACAGTCTTTGTGAAGAGATTTACACAGCGTTTACATTGTTCAATTCTGCACAGGTGTTCTTTGTAAATGTTCTTGACCCTAAGAAACACAAGAAAACAGTTGATGAAACACAGATGGACGTTGTAGACGGTCAGATTGTATTACCTGCGGAAGCAATCGCAGGAAGTGTGGAAATCACAGGAAAGACAGCCGGGGAAGATTACGAAGTATTTTACAGTGACACAAACTGCATTGTGGAGTTCTTAAAAGAAACCACGGGCAAACTTACTGTGAAATATGACGCCGTGGACGCTTCACAGGTCACAAAAAATGATATTATCGGCGGTTACAGCGTAAGCACACACAAGACAACAGGACTTGAACTGATTAACAATGTATTTCCACTTTACACAAAGGTTCCAGACCTTATTTTGTGTCCGAATTGGTCACATGACGCAGAGGTTGCAGCTGTAATGTCTGCAAAAGCAGAGAATATCAACGGACTGTTTGAGGGCGAAGCAATTCTGGACATTGACTGCACGGCAGAAACCGGGGCGACATACTACACGGAAGTGCCAGCATGGAAGAAACAGAAAAACTTCACAAAAAGAACAGAAGTTGTCTGCTTCCCTAAAGTTGCGCTGGGAGATAGAGTTTTCAATCTTTCAACACAGCTTGCAGCCAGTATGTCAGCCGTAGACAATGCGGAAGAGTACGGCGGCGGCACACCTTGCGAGAGCGCTTCAAACAAGGGTATACAGGCAGACAGAATGGTTACTGCGGACGGTTCGGAAGTAGTAATGGATATTCAGCAGGCAAACTACTTGAACGAAAACGGCGTTGTGACCGCACTTAATTTCTTTAATGGCTTTGTAAGCTGGGGAAATTATACGGCTTGTTATCCTGCCAACACAGACGTGACAGACTATTTCTACTGTATCAACCGTATGTTCAAGTGGGTTGCAAAGACACTTATTTTGACGTACTGGAACTACATTGACAGAGGAATTAAAAGACGTCTGATTGACGCAGTTGTGCAGTCAATCAATGATTGGCTGGCAAGCCTTGCGACTGATGAAAAAATTATTGGCGGGCGTGTGGAGTTCAACGAAAGCGAAAACAGCACAAGCCAGCTTGCGGCAGGAATTGTGCGTTTTCACATTTACATGACACCGCCATCACCAATGCAGAAAATGGACTTTATGCTTGAATATGACTTGTCATATCTTACAGCATTGATGGCAGCATAACAGGAGGTGAAACAGAATGTCAAAAGTTGACGAATTAGTTATTAACTATGCGATTTACGAAGACGCCGTAGAATATCTGGGAACCACAGAAGTGACGCTGCCAGACTTGGAGTACATGACGGAAGAGCTGAGCGGCGCAGGCATTGCGGGCAATATTGAAGAAATCATTATCGGTCACTTAAATGCAATGTCAACAACTTTCAACTTCCGTACAGTTACAGCGGCAGCAGTCACATTGATGGAACCACGGGTGCATAGAATTGACCTGCGTGTAGCACAGCAGCGAATGAATATGCGCACCAGCGCAAATGAAATTGCGGGCGTAAAACACATTATGAAAGTGAAGCCGAAGAAAACCGCACTGGGCAAAGTTGCGGCAGCTTCCACAGCTGATGTAAGCGGTGAATACGCCGTGTCATATTATGCAATGTATATGGACGGAAAAAAGGTGACAGAAATTGACCCGCTGAACTTTATTTGCATTATCAACGGCAAGGACTACTTAAAGGACGTTAGAAGAGCGTTAGGAAAGTAAAGAAAGAAAAAGCAGGAACCAGCGGGAAGACCGCTGGTTTTTTCCTGCAATAAATCAAAGATATGGAGGAAAACACAATGGCAGATACAACAAATACAACTGAAAACATGGAGCAGGCAACAGAGCAGGAAAAGGAAATGCAGGAAGCGCAGACAAGTGGTGTGGTCAGTTTTGACGACAAGAAGAAAGACAAGGAAGAAGACGGCAGCTTGAATTATACACACACATTCAAAAAGCCCAGAGAGATTGAGGGAAAGAAGTATACAAAATTAACTTTCTATTTTGACAATTTGACTGGTGAAGATATTGAAGCAGTAGAACAGGAACTTGCAGACCAGAACAAATATGCACTTTCACCGGAGATTTCATCTGCGTTCCAGTGTATTCTTGCGGCAAAAGCTGCGGGGGTTGCTTCTGATGAAATCAGACGTCTTCCGGTAGGCGATTACATGAAGATTAAGAACAAAGCAAGGGATTTTTTAATTGCTGCGGGCTATTAAAAATTAAAGAACCCGCAAAGTTCATAAGAAAGCAGATATACAAAATGTCAAGGGCTTCACATACGCCCGTCCCGTTCTGGCTGCAAATGCCCATACGCAGGCTTTTTTCATGGATTGACACAATCAATGAAGTGGAAAAGGAAGAAGCGGAAGAGCGACAACAGAACAACAATGCGTAGGGAGGTGAAACAGCTTGGCAGGGTCACAAAAGGAATTTGAACTGCTTTTTAAGCTGAAAGCGTCGCTGGGTGGCAATTTCAATAGTACATTCAAAAGCGCTATTAACACCAATAACCAGTTACGGGACAGCTTAAAAAATGTCAATTCCATGCAATCAAAGATTGACGGATATACAAAGCAGTCTGCCGCTATCGACAAGAACAAAGAACGGCTGGCACAGCTTAATGCAGAGCATGACAGATTGCAGCAGGAATTGCAGCAGACAGGCGAACCCACAGAAGCACTGCGGAAGAAGCTTGAAAAGAATGAAAACCAGATACAACAGACCACTGCCAAAATCGAAGAACAGGAAAAACAATTAAATAGTTATGCAGACGAACTGAAAGCAGCCGGAGTAAATACGGACAATCTGGAAGAAGCAAACGGAAGACTGCAAAAGTCTTATGAAAAGTTACAGACTTCACAACAGACATTACAGAAGCTAAACGACAAGCAACAGCAGGTAGAACAGAGCATTTCAAAGACAAAAGGACAGCTGGTGGGAACAATCGGTGCTATTAGCGCCGTAGCTGCCGCAGTGTATGCAGGACCGGTTCAAGCGGCGCAGAAGTACGAAGCAGCAATAGCGAAAGTCGGAACCATTGCAGACACGCAGGAAGTACCACTAAGCACATTATCACAACAGGTAATGGAGTTGTCGAACAAGACGGGAATTGCTGCCAGCACCATTGCTGATGATGTTTACAACGCAATATCTGCCGGGCAGAAGACGGGCGATGCCGTAAACTTTGTAACCAACAGTACAAAGTTAGCAAAAGCCGGATTTGCGGAAAGTTCACAGACGCTTGATGTACTAACAACCGTGTTAAATGCCTACGGAATGAGTGCAGACAAAGTAAACACGGTATCAGATATGCTGGTGCAGACGCAAAATAAAGGTAAAGTGACAGTGGGCGAACTGGCAAGCAGTATGGGTAAAATCATACCGACAGCAAACGCCAGCAATGTTTCACTGGAACAGCTTTGCGCTGGTTATGCAATAATGACCAGCAAAGGTATTGCGGCAGCAGAAACGACAACATACATGAACAGTATGTTGAATGAGTTATCAAAGTCTGGAAGTACGACAGACAAGCTGCTGCGTCAGAAAATGGGTGGCAGTTTTTCAGAGTTGATGGCAAGCGGGAAGACGCTTGGGGAAATTCTGGGAGGTATACAAGAAGAAGCCAACAAGTCTGGACTTGCACTATCAGATATGTTCAGCAGTTCAGAAGCAGGAAAAGCGGCAATGTCGCTTCTGTCCAATGGCGTTGATGGCTTCAATTCAAGCGTACAAGACATGGTGAACAGCGCTGGTGCAACAGACAGCGCATTTGCCAAAATGGAAGACACAACAGAAGCCAAAATGGAAAAGGCAAAGAACAGTATTGCAAATTTGGGAATTGTTCTTGGTCAAAACCTACTGCCGATTGTAGGAAATCTGGCAGACAAAGTAGCGGTTGTGGTCACTAAAGTTTCAGAATTTGCGGCAGCAAACCCAAAGTTGGTGCAAACAGTTCTAAAAGTAGTAGCAGGACTGGCAGCGCTTAAAGTGGGAATGTTGACAACAAAGCTGGTAAGCCTATCAGCAGAAGACGGCATATTGTCACTTGCAAAAAAGCTAATTGGATTACGTGCCGGGTTCATTGAAAACGCAGCAACAAGTGCTGGATTTGCAGCAAAGCTAAAAACAGCCGGAAGCGGCATATTGACATACTTTGGCAATGTAAAAGGTGCCATGGGTGGCGTAAGTTCCGCAATGGGTAATGTATTCAGCGGAAACAAAGTTATTGGGGCTGTAACAGGCTTCATGGGCGGTGTGAGAACTTCCATCACAAATGGATTTTTAGGCATTGCCGGGAAAGCAGGCGGGGCGCTTACGGGCGCCGGAACAAAAATGCTTGGGCTTTTCCTTAAACCATTTTCGCTGATTGGCGGCAAACTGGGTCCGATACTTGGAACCGTAGGAACTGCGATTGCAAACAGCCCACTTGGAAAAGTAGGCAGCTTTATAACAAAGGGCATAACCGGAGCATTTAGCAAGGCAACAACACTGATTGCACCGCTTGGAAATGCGGTAAAAACAGTGCTGGGACCGATTGGAAACCTTGCGAAAACCGCACTGGGACCGCTTGGAGGTATCGCAGGAAAGATACTGCCAGTTGTGGGCGTTATCACAACAATTATCACGGTTATTCAGTTGGTGAAAAACCATCTTGAAGAAATCAGAAGTTTTATACAGCGCACATTTGGTGATGAAGCGCTGGCAGTCTTTGACAAGATTGTTGCAGTATTCACCAATATTGGCGACACCATAAAAAATGTGTTTTCTGATGGAAACATAGGTGCAGCCCGTGACAAAATACAGGAATTGTTCGGAGATAAAGGCGCAGCAGTCTTTGACACGTTCGTGAATGTACTTGGAACAGTCAAGAACGCAGTTTCAGACATTGTGGGATTTATTATAACATACGTTGTGCCAGTCGCAGAACAGGTATTGCAGGTTATTGTTACACAGGTAATACCGGGAATTGTCAGCTTTATTCAAGCGGCAGCCCCAACCATTATGCAGATTGTGCAAAGCATAGCTGATTTTATCGGCGCAATTATTCCAGTGATAGGAAGTTTTATTGCTGGGCTTATGCCGATTATTTCAGAAATAATCACGTTTATTTCAACATACGTTTTACCGATTATTTCAGAATTGTTCAGCTTTGTTTGCAGTACGGTTCTTCCGGCAATTTCAGCAGCAATTCAAGCAATTTTGCCAGTGGTAACAACGGTATTGCAAACACTTTTACCAGCAATACAAACAGCACTGACAACCATCTGGAATATTGTTTCACCTATAATTCAAGGAATTTTGGCAGCCGTACAAGCCGCCATGCCGACCATACAAGCTGTGGTCACGGCTGTGGTCAATGCCATAAGCGGTGTAATTAGCGGACTATCAACGGTTCTGGGCGGTATTATCACGTTTTTAACCGGAGTATTTACCGGAAATTGGCGGCAGGCTTGGGAGGGCGTGAAGTCAATCTTTTCTGGAATTTGGGGAGCAATCAAGGCAGTTGCAAAAGGCGCTGTCAATGGAATTGTTAGTATTGTAAATGGCATTATCGGAGGTCTTAACAAACTAAAAGTACCAGACTGGGTGCCGGGGCTTGGTGGAAAGGGTATAAACATACCACTAATACCAATGCTTGCAAAAGGTTCAAAGAATACACCGGACACGTTCATTGCTGGTGAAGCAGGACCAGAGTTAATCACAAACGCACCGGGGCGCACGGTGTTTACAGCAAGCCAGACAAGAAACATTCTGGCTGCACAGAATACGGCAGCCCCCACAACAACGGCGGCGGTAGCGCCAACAGCGCAGACCACAGCGCAGACAGTGAACAACTACAACACGGCACCGGAGGTGACACCGGGAGCCGGAAACAGCGGTGGAAGCGCAAACAATGTAACTATCAACAACAGTCCAACAATAGTAGTAAACGGGGACAAGCCGGAAGACTTGGACGCAAAACTGGAAGAGAACAACAGAAAGCTGCTGCGTGACGTTGAAGACTTGCTGGACGAAAAAGAGGACAAGGAGAAGCGGCAGAAATATGACTAAAAGCTATACAACAATTTCTGGAGATATGTGGGACAAAATCGCATTTGAACAGATGGGAAGCGCCCTGCACACAGACAAACTGATGAAAGCTAATGTCAAGTACGCCAGCACCTACGTTTTCCCAGCCGGGGTTGTATTAACAATCCCGGAGGTGGAAGACGAAGAAGACTTGGAATTGCCACCATGGAAAAGGGGGTTGCTGACGTAGCGTGAGTGATAAAAACATGGCACGCCGGGTGGAACTGCGCTTGAAATTTCAAAACGTAAAGGTTTCGGCAGACATTAACAAATATTTAAGCAGCCTTACTTTCACTGATGAAGAAGAAGACAACGCAGACGACTTGCAGCTTGCGTTTGATGATAGAGAAAGAAAGTGGCTGGGAAACTGGCTGGAAGTAAAGCCAACATATATCAAGACCACAACGACAGTACAAAAGCAGGTAAAAACTGCGGCAACTGTCAATTATGTTGTAAAGAAAGGCGATACCCTTTGGGCTATTGCCAAAAAGTATCTGGGGAGCGGTACGAAATACCCGCAGATTGCTTCTGAAAACAATATCAAAAACCCTAACTTGATTTATCCGGGGCAGGTTTTCAAAATCACAACAGGCGGCACGGCGACGCAGACAGTGACAGAAACAAAGGAAACCACAAAGAAAGTATCAGACCCAAAGTTGATTTCAGCAACGATTGTGCAGAAGAACTGGCACGACAACGGAAAAGACGCAGTGCTTGACTGCGGAACCTTTGAACTGGACAGCGTAGACGCCAGCGGACCGCCAACGAAAATCACACTGAAAGGCACTTCAATTCCTTATACATCAACATTGAGAGTTGAAAGAAAATCAAGGGCGTGGGAAAACACGGATTTGAAAGTGATTGCCGGACAGGTAGCGAAAGAAAGCAGCTTGAAAATGATGTATCTTGCGGCAAATGTACCGAAGTACAAGCGAAAAGAACAGGTGCAAACGTCGGATATTGTTTTCTTGCAGAAATTATGCAAAGCAGCAGGGCTGGCGCTGAAAGTAACCACGTTAAATATTGTTATTTACGACGCCGAAGAGTACGACAGCAAGCCACCTATCAAAACTATAAAATATGGCAGCGGTGATTATATTTCATACAAGCTGGGAACCAGCCTGCATGATACAGCATACACCAGCTGCCATGTTTCATATACAGACCCGGACAGCAAAGAAACCATTGAAAGCACATACACGGCAGACAGTACAGAGGGAACCGGACAGAAACTTGAAGTCAACGAAAAGGTGAGCAGTACAAGTGAAGCATACGAACTGGCAAAAAAACGGCTGCGTGAAAAGAACACACAGCAGTTCACAGCCAGCTTCACCATGCTTGGTGATGTGCAGCTGGTGGCTGGCGCAACGGTCAAATTAAAGGGATTTCAGCAGTTTGACCGCAAGTACAAAATAACTAAAGCCACACATAAATTGACCGGAGGTTATACCACACAGATTGAACTAAAACAGGTATTGGAGGGCTATTAAATGGACTTAACAGAAATGAAAAACATCATAAGAATTGGAACGGTGCAGAGTGTAGACACCAAAAAAATGACAGCCCGTGTGAAGTTCAAAGATAAAGGCGGCATAACATCCGGTGATTTGCACATTATCAAACGCCCAGTGTACGTCCTGCCAGCAATGGAAAGCGGGACAGAGGGAAAAACGGCGAAAACAGAACTGAAATACGACTACGGCGGCGAATTGCTAAAGAAAGTAAGCCATAGCCATGAAGCCTTTGTGTCAGCATGGGTTCCGGGCGTCAATGATATGGTACTTTGCATAATGCTTCCAGATGGTGACGGCGACGGGTTCATTATTGGGGAGGTGTAGCACATGGCAAAAATAGGAAGTCTGGGAAATCTGGTCTTTTCAGTGTCGGAAAATACGGTGCGCACGTTTGATGAACTAAGCTGGAAAGTGTCTGCAAAATATGCGACACATGACAGGCATATTAAACGGGACGTATTGGAGTTTTTAGGACCAGAGCCGGACGCAATCAGCTTCAAGATGGCATTTAGCGTATTTCACGGAGTAAACCCATTAAATGAAGTCAAGAAGCTAAACAATATGTGTTGCAATGGCGAAATTTCAACACTGGTTCTGGGCGGCAGAAAATATGGGTCTTATAAGTGGGTTATAACAGGAGTTAGCAACACTTTGAGCAAATATGACAATGCGGGCAACTGCTGGGCTGCCACGGCAGACGTAACATTGAAAGAATATCCAAAGAGGTGACAAAACATGGACGTGATAAGAGGTGACGGAAGTTTGCTGAAAGAAATTGACCTTGCACCAGCAAACGTACATCAAGCCGTCTTACAGAATATAGCAGTTATTCTGGACACAGTGCAGGGGTCCTGCCCTATGTTCCGTGATTTTGGATTGCCGGGCAGTTTATACGGAAGACCGCAGCCAGTGGTTGAAAATATAATGGTTGGTTACTTATATGACCAGATAGAAGAATTTGAGCCACGGGCACGGGTGGCAGACATTCAGTTTGAACACGACGCAGCCACAGGGCGCACAATACCTATTATCTATTTGGAGGAGGTGGCAGAAGATGAGTGATAGAAAATACCCGGACATTGATTTTGTGGAAACAGACACGGAAACAATAGAAAGCAACTTGATTGCACTATATGAAAACTTTGTACAGCAGGTGCCGGGGCGTGAACGGTACAAAGTGTACCCAGCGTCACCGGAAAGACTTTTCATATCATGGGTTGCAAATATCATTGTTCAACAGCGTGTCATTATCAATGAAACGGCAAAAAAGAACGTGCCACGTTATGCAGACGGTGAATACTTGGACAGTTTGGCAGAATTATTCAAGGATTTGGAAAGATTGCCAGCAAGCCCGGCGTCTGCAATGTTCCGATTTTATATATCACAGGCGCAGAAACAATCAGTGATTATTCCTGCGGGCACCAGAATTTCTTTTGATGGTGCAATCCTTTTTGAAACAAAAGAAAATCTGGAAATCAAAGCCGGGCAGACATACGGGGACGTTGAGGGCGTTTGCACAACTGCCGGAGAGGTTGGAAACAATCTGGCAGCAGGACAGGTCAAAGAGATGGTTGACCTATACGACTACTACCAGAAAGCAGAGAACATCACGGCGACCAGCGGCGGCGCAGAAGAAGAGGACGACGCCAGTTATTATGAGCGTATGCGTGAGAGCATGGAGAGTTTCAGCACGGCTGGACCTATTAACGGATATATCTATTTCACAAAGTCTGTATCACCAGCAGTGGCAGACGTGGCAGTGACAAGCCCGGAAGCCTGCGTGGTAGACGTCCGGGTGCTTTTGCAAAAAGGACAGCAGGCAACAGAAGCCGTTTTGAAAGAGATTGAAACAGCACTGAACGCTTCCGACGTTCGACCACTGACAGATAAAGTGACAGTATCAGTGCCGGAAACGGTGCCGTTTGACATTGATGTGACCTTTTATATTCCACAGCCAGACGCAGCAAGCGCCACAGTAATTGCAGCAGCAGCAGCGCAGGCAGTAGAAGAGTATGTGGCATGGCAGACAAGCAAAATGGGGCGGGATATTAACCCGTCATACTTAACAGCAAAGCTGATGGAAGCAGGTGTGAAGCGTGTTGAAGTCAGAAAACCAGTATTCACGGTTGTTGATGATATAAAGGTTGCAAAGCTGGGAAGTAAAAGCGTTCTGAATGGAGGTATTGAAAATGTCTAATACAATTTACAATGCCGACTATTCAGACTGCCTGCCAGAAGCACTGAAAAAAGACCCCAAAATGGTTGCTTTGGCAAACGCCACAGCAGAAGCACTTCTGGACACTTCCGGGATAATGGACACAGTTTTGATTTATTCCAGATTTGACGAACTGCCAGAAGAACTGGTGGACATTCTAGCATACGATATGCACGTTGACTGGTACGACTACAATTACCCGCTGGAAGCAAAACGGGATTTGGTGAAAAACAGTGTCAAGGTTCATAAGAAGATGGGCACGAAATATGCCATTGAAACGGCGCTGGGTAGTTTATTCCCAGAAAGTGAAGTAGAAGAGTGGTTCCAGTATGAGGGAGAACCCGGACACTTTCACATTATTCTTGACGTGACAAACCAGAAAATCACGGCAGATTATGCAGCTATTATCCGGGCGGTAAAAATGTACAAGAGATTATCAGCACACATGGACGAATTAACCTATCAAGGACAGGTCCACGGGGTTATATACACCCACGGTGAGTATTTCAAGTATAAAACACCAATGACCGGAAGACTAAAAGCCGGAACACACCCGCAAAGGAACACAAGGGGCGGCATAGGTGCGGACACATTCATTGTGGGCACAGAAGCAGCCGGGTTCATATTCACAACGCCAGCAGCAGGCACGGCGCCATATAGAAACACTGTATTTGCACAGCAGACGGCGCATATTGACGCAGACACGGCATTGAACGTGTTTGGGTATACAAATACACCAGCCGGACGGATAAGAGCCGGAGAAGAGCCACAGAGGAACACCAGAGGGCAAACAGACGGGGCAGCAGTCACAATGGCTGACACGGTGGAAGCATACGGCTTCACGGTTCCGGCAGCAGGGACCGTCCCAGAAAGAAGCACGGTGCAGAAGACACAGGGCGGCACCGTGGGAACCAACACGCAGGCAATGGGGTATTCATACGGCGTCAAGCCGTGTGGAAGCACCCGGAAGCTATAAAAGGAGGTGAAAAGCCATGTTGACAACAGACGCAATCAATGATTTCAAAAATTTCATTGACAACATCATTGCCTATGCAAAAGTAACGGTCAACGGCGTTTCTGAAAAAAAGGTGATACACCGCAGGGAACGTCTGAAAGACGGCAGGGTTGCTGTATATGTGCAGATTACCCCGCAGGTAAGCGGAACCGCTACTGTGCAGCGGGTGCAGCTTTACAACAAAAACAATAAGTTGTGGGCAGACAAAGCGGTAAACATTCCCTTGAAGAATGTGCAAGAGGGCGTGTTATACCGTTTTACATTTGATTTCACAGAAAAGGAGGTGTAACAGATGTACGAACAGACTTTGTGGCAGGACCATGTAACTGAATTTGAAGACAGATACACGGAAAGCAGGAATGATGATGGAACAATCACCCACACACCAGTTGAGGGCGAAATTATCCAGCAGGGAACGCCGCAGAACGCAACCAATTTCAACCACATGGAAAATGGAATTTCAAACGCAACAGAGGTGGCGGCGCTTATGGCACTTTCAGCGGTTCATCACCAGCAGGCAATAGCAGACGTGCAGGGTGAAACAAAGACAGTGACTTTGAAAAATACGCAGTCATACCCGTTCAATAATTCCCAACAGTCCGTGGCACTGGCAACAGAAAGAAACCACATGGACTACACCGTGGACGCAGAAATTGTGGACTATACGGGCGGTTTTCCGGGTGACATTGTTATTTCAGACAAGTTGCTGAATGGTTTTAAGATGGCACACACAGGAAGCGCAAAAAGCGTGACAGTAAAAATCTATGTGAAAGGCGGGTTTTATTGATGGCAGCAGGCGTGATTATTAAGACAGAAGAACGCAGACAGCATGAAGAAGCTGTAATGCGTTCTTTTGGCGTACAGGGCAGCGGGACAGCAGCCCAGAGAGAAGCAGCGGAAGTTATCGCAGCAAGAAGCAACGAAGTTGCAAGAAGTCAGAATGGAGGTAAAAAGTATTATGGCTACTAATAAAATCAACGTAGTTGAGAAGACACCGGGCACACACATTGAATATGCGCTGTCTGGCGGTAAAAAAATCACTTTTGGTGATGATGAATTGACAATCAACCTTGCAAGCCGTGAAAGAGATTATGAAGTATCACTGGACATTTGCATTGACGAAGAAGACGGCGTGGTGATTGGAACTGGCGGCAAGGCGCAGAAGTACGCTGCGCAGATTGTTATACCTGCCAGACGTTATGACGTTATCGAAGACGGAGAGGACGAAAACGGAGAGCCAAAGGAAATCCCGGTGCCTATTCCGTTTGATATGTCACTTTGCACACTTATTCTTTGGGGATTGGAGGTATAAAACATTATGTCTAATTTTGATGATTTAAGCATGGCGGTTGCTTCCTTTGGCGGCAATAATGCAGTAAAGTTTGATGATTTGGGTATGCCGTCAATTATGGTGGGTATTCCAAAAATGAAATATTCCGACTTAATCACAGGTGGCACACAGGAAGTATTGCCGTGGTGGAAAATTGACGGGGTAGAGAAAGAAGTTATCTGGGTATCTAAGTACATTAACACCGTAGTCAATGACCGTGCATACTCTTTGGCACTGAAAGGCCCTAAAGCATACATTAACTTTGACACAGCACTTGCAGTATGCCGCAGAAAGGGTGAGGGCTGGCACCTTAACCAGAACGGCGTATTTGCTGCAATCAACCTTTGGTGTATGAAAAACGGCTTCACGCCCCGTGGAAACACAAACTGGGACAGAAGCTATGAAAAGGGATATGAAAAGGGTATCAACACATACATTGACGGTTCACACGGCGGCGGCAGAACTGCAACTGGTTCTGGTCCGGTAACTTGGAACCATGATGGAAGCCCGGCTGGAATTGCTGACCTTTGCGGCAACTGCTGGGAGTGGGTATCTGGTTTGCGCTGTGTAGATGGTGAAATCCAGATTATACCATACGGAAACGCCATGAAGTCTGATTGCAACATGGGCGCAAATAGTACAGAGTGGAAAGCAATTAAGCCAGACGGCACACTTGTTGCACCGGGAACAGTTGGAACATTAAAGATTGACAGAACCAGTGCCAGTGACGCAACACTGCGCATTAACACGTCAGTTACAACACAGACAACCGACAGCAACGATACAAGCCAGCCTTTCAAGGACGTAAAGGCAGCAAGCGGCGTAAGTATTCCACAGATTTTAATTGCAGCAGGATTATTCCCAGACAGTGCGCAGACAACGCCGGGTAGATTTTGGGCAAGAAACAACGGCGAAAGACTGCCTGTCCGGGGTTCGGGTTTCAACAACACTTCCGATGGTGGTGCTGGTGCGCTGAGCTTGCTCAACCCTCGTTCGTACGTCTACAACAATGTGTCGTTCCGTTCCGCTTTTGTGGAATAACTGGAAACTGGGAACTGTTATACTGTGGGGCTTACGGCAGTAAGCCCCCTATTTTGAAACTAAAGTAAAGGTGGTTTAAGAAATGCCAGAAAATACAGCAGAACAACTGCCGCAACTGGATAACGTGCGGGACAATGCAACACAAGAAGATTTCAAAATGAAAAATAAAGTATATGAAATGCTTTTATATGCGTACCCAGCATTAGAACAATTCCCAAAGAGCGACAGAAAACTTGCGGACCATATACGGGAAGCAATACTGCAAGTGTTTGAATTAGTGATACACCTTGAAAACAAACACTACAAGAAAACGACGCTGGGAGAACTTGACGACCAGTTGGACGTCCTGCGGCACCTTGTAAGGCTTGCGGCAGACCAGCAGTTGCACCCAGACAAGAAACCATGCTTGCCAATACGCAAATATGAAATATTGTCAAGAAAGATAAATGAAATAGGGTGCATGATTGGCGGGTATTATAAATCACTGAACGGCAGCACGGCTGGAAACGGCGGTGCTGCAAATAAAAGCAATGGTAAATAGCAGGGTAACACCTGCTTTTTATATTATGGGAATAAGCCGTTAATAGAGGACTTGCCGTGCCTATCCGGGGTTCGAGTTTCAACAACACTTCCAATGGTGGTGCTGGTGCGCTGAACTTGAACAACCCTCGTTCTAACGTCAACAACAATGTGTCGTTCCGTTCCGCTTCACCCCATTTCTGCCAGCAGTCGTGTTCACAAGTGGGCACGTCCAGTGCGTATGGGTTAAAGGGGTTTATTTCCATTCCAAAGGCTGCCAGCCGGGAGCCGTAGGAAAAATATTGAATTGCCGTAAAGATAGTTAGTAAGCCACAGGCTGAAAGTCAGAGCCGGAAACACTGGCACTGAATGTATATATCACGTTTGGGCTGCGGAAGAACCGCAGTTTGATTTGTACGGCGAAATTTTAACAACAGGAGGGAAAAGGGAATTGCACAAAATCAAAAACATTTTCCCTATAATTTATGACTTTGAAAATCTCTTCAATGCGTATAAAGCCGGGATAAAGTGCAAGAGGTACAGACCAGATGTGATGGCGTACACGGATAAGCTGGAAGAAAACTTGATTGAATTACAGAATGAATTTATCTGGCAGACCTACACCGTGGGGCGCTACAACATATTTTATGTTTACGAACCGAAAAAGCGCATGATTATGTCATTGCAATTCAAAGACCGGGTGGCACAGCACGCTATATATAGCCAGCTGAACCCGTATTTTGAAAAGCAGTTCATACATGACAGCTACGCTTGCAGAGTAGGCAAGGGAACACACAAAGCAGTCAATCGCCTGCATAACTGGTTGAAGCAGACAGACCGAAAGCCGCAGCGTTTCTATTATTTGAAACTGGATATTGCAAAGTATTTTTACCGGATAGACCATGAAGTATTGATGGACATTTTGCGGAAAAAGATTGCTGATAAAGATTTGTTGCACGTCTTGTCAGTAATTATAAACTGCGAAGACACAAACTTTGGTCTGCCGCTGGGCGCAGATATTGGCGACGTGGCGTTTGATGAATTGCTGGGAGAAGTTGGGCTGCCTATTGGCAATCTGACTTCACAAATGTTTGCAAATTTGTATTTGAATGAACTTGACCAGTTCTGCAAACACAAATTGCACCTGCGTTATTACATACGTTACATGGACGACATTATAATTTTGCACCCAGATAAAAAGTATCTGGAAAAGATAAAGAACAAAATTGCGGACTTTCTGGGAAAAGAACTGCGGTTGCAGCTTAACAAGAAAACCTGCATAAGACCAACCAGCATGGGCATTGAGTTTGTAGGGTTCCGCATTTGGTCAACACACATAAAATTGCGCAAGAAGACGGCAAAGAAGCTGAAACGTAGATTGAAATATATGTTTGCAGCATATCACGCAGGAGAGATTGACAAAGATACACTGGATAGGTCCGTTGCTTCATACCGGGGCATATTACAGCATTTCAACAGCTACGGTATGCGCCAGAGCCTAAACGAACTGTACTTGCAGGAAATGGGCAAGCCATATCCAGAGCCGGAGAAGAAGCCAGCAAGTAAATGCGGTCTATTCTGCGGATATTACGGCAGCACTGATGATTACATCAAGCAGCCAGAAGAAAAGGAGGTGACGGACAGTGGAAGCAATGCAGACGCTTAACCCAGCGGACGTCTGGGACATGGTGCAAAAAGCTATTGTATGGCTTGCGGGGATTGGGATTGTTATTGACTTAACGCCGGGAATTAAAATACAGCCCGTTCGCTGGTTGATTAAACAGCTGGGAAATCTTATGAACCACGACTTGAAAGAGCAGCTGAACCAGCTTGAAAATGACTTTATAGAACACAAGGTTGATAGCTGGCGCACGGAGATACTATCATTCCAGAGCAGTTGCATAAACCATGAACGCCATACAAAAGAAGAGTTTGACCATGTTATTGATACATTGGCGAAGTATGACAAGTATATTAAGGACCACAAGTTGACAAACGGACAAGTTGACGTTGCGCATGAGTACATAGTGGATATTTACAAAGAATGTATGCGCACAAACGACTTTGCTTTGACAAAGCCGGAAGAAAAACCATAGGAGGTACAAAACAGCAGCATGAAAAGTTTAATATTTTTTATCATTGGATTTGCACTGGCATTAGCAGTGCTTTTTTTATGGAATTTACAGTATTTCAGACAGCGCAGGAAGAAGAGAAAAGAAGAGTTGCAGGAACACCCGGAAAGAAAGACCAGCGCAACAAAAATCATTATCTTTTCAATTCTGGCGACTTACTACATAGCATTTGCCGTGGGCGTGTGGGTAGTGGTCACAAAGGATTTTTACCAGTTATCAGTCCTTTTGACGTTCGTTGGCGGGGTAACTGCTGCCGCAGTAGCGTTCTATTGCTGGAAAGCAAAGGCAGAAAACCTGCTGAAAATCAAAGCTGCATACCCGGAGTTGTCCGGCACGCTGTCTGACTTTTCAAGCATGACGCAGTAGTGCAGGGGAGGTATAAGACATGGGACTAATAGGAGAAACAACACCAGAAAAGATTTGGAATTTTCTGAAATCAAAAGGGCTGTCCAGTTGTGGGGCAGCCGGATTGATGGGGAACCTATATGCAGAAAGCGGGCTGAACCCGCAGAACTTGCAGAACAGCTATGAAAAGAAGCTGGGACACACTGACGCAAGCTACACAGCAGCCGTGGACAACGGCAGTCATGGAAACTTTGCAAGGGACGGCGCAGGCTATGGACTGGCGCAGTGGACATACCACACCAGAAAAGCCGCTTTGCTGGAATATGCAAAAGCCGCCGGGAAGTCTATTGGCGACCTTGAAACACAGCTGGGGTTCCTTATGAAAGAATTGACAGAGGGCTACAAAGCCACATTGTCAGTATTGAAGAGCGCACAGACTGTCATTGCTGCTTCAAATGCAGTGCTGACACAGTTTGAGCGCCCGGCAGACCAGAGCGACACGGTGAAGACAAAGCGTGCAGGATATGGGCAGAAATACTATGACCAGTATGCAGCCGGAGCCGTTAGCAATAAAAAGAATGGAGGTACAAGCAATATGAATGTATCAGAAGTAAGAAAGAAATTTGCAGCAAGGGCGGCAGCGTATGTGGGAGTGAAAGAGGGTACAGCAGCACACCACGCAATCATTGACGCCTACAATAACCACAAGCCGTTAGCGCAGGGGTACAAAGTGACATACCGTGACGCATGGTGTGCAACCTTTGGTTCAAAGATTGCCATTGAAGCGGGCTACACAGATATTATCCCTACGGAGTGCAGCTGTGACCGTCAGATTAAGTTGTGGCAGCAGATGGGGCGCTGGTGCGAGAATGACGCAAAGGTGCCGGAACCGGGCGACTATATCTATTATGACTGGGACGACAACGGCGCTGGTGACTGCACAGGCAGTTCAGACCATGTGGGCGTTGTAGAAAGCTGCAACGGTAACACTATCACAGTTGTTGAGGGCAACAAGTCCAATGCCGTTGGAAGAAGAACACTGGAAGTCAACGGGCGTTATATCAGAGGTTATGGCGTGCCGGACTTCTCAAAGAAAGCAACCAGCGAACCTGCAAAGCCTGCGGCACCTGCACAGCCAGCACAGGGAACAGCCGGGGAACAGGTATACACCGTGCAGAGAGGTGACACACTTTCTGGCATTGCTGCAAAGTATGGCACCACATACCAGAAGTTAGCAAGCTACAACGGAATTGCAAACCCTAACGTCATTAGTGTTGGGCAGAAAATCAAAATTCCGGGAAGCGGCGTGCGTACATACACAGTGAAGAGCGGTGACAGCCTTTGGGCAATCGCAGCAAAGCAGCTGGGCGACGGTTCCAGATACAATGAAATTAAGACAATGAATGGTCTTACAAGCAACACCATTTACGCTGGGCAGACATTGAAGCTGCCTGCATAATCAACAGGAGGAAAAAACAATGGATAATGTAATTTATGCAGCTGTATATTTTGCCGTAACACTGGGGGCGTTCTTGATTGGAAAGTACGTTTGCCCAAACATTCCAAAGACTGTAACAGACAAGCTGGGCGAACTGTCAGAGTGGGCAGCAAAGTTTGTGGAATGGGCAAAAGAGTTCAAAAAGGATAAGACCGGGGAAGAGAAGATGGCAGCAGTTGTGGAGCAGTTGAAGAAGATTGCTGATGAAGCCGGGCTGAATGTCACAGAAGACCAGCTGAAAGCTATTGCGCAGGCGGCATACAATGCCATGAAAGCCGGAGAGAAAGAAAGCAACACCGCAGAACCGCTGGAAGCACTCACAGCCACACCGGCTGCAACGGTAGTGATTAACACCACGGCGCCAGTGACAACGACAGAGAAAGTGGCTATTGCCACAGACAATGTGCCGGAGGGTGCCACGGAAACCAACGCAGACGGCACAGTGAACCTTTACGACGCAGCCGGGAACATTACCGGGAGCGTGACAAAGGAAGAAGCAGAGAAGATGGCAGCAGAAGTCACGAAGATTGTTGACGAAGAGGGAAACACGCTGGCAGACCTTAAATAATGCCGTTGACGCTTTACAGAATAAGCCAGAATGAGAAGAAAAGACCGTAAGTGGATAAATACACCACTTGCGGTCTTTTTGCGTTTATGGGGCAAATACGGCGTTATATTGTTTTATATGTGTACTCAATCCCACTTTCAGTTGCGGTGATTGTGTCCAGCTGGTCTTTGTAGCAGCCACGGGCAGCAGTCGCACGGGCTTTTCTGACGGCTTCACTTTGGCTTCTGGCGTTTATATGCAGCCAGTCAATGCGGACGCCATCATTGTTCACAATGGATATTGCAAAGGATTTGTGAGCAATGCGCTTCACAGCACCTTTGCCGTTGCACTGGTAGCAATGCCCGGTCACACCGGATTTGTAAATGAATTTACCGGAGCCGCCACACTTGCTGCAAGTAATTATATCAGACATATTCACACCCCCTACATTGTGCCGATAAAATCAGAACTGGTAAGCGCCCAGAACTGGGCTGCGTGTATAGTTGGAAACTTTGGTATTTCCCATGTGATATTGTCGTACACAATCTTGTATATGCCGCCTTTGTTTACCGTCAGATAGTATTTATCAGTATCACTTTTGCGGTCTGCTGGGTGCGTGTCCTGCACCATGAATGAAAGCCCGTTCTTTCTGAAACGTCTATTATAAGATTTTCCCATATATTATCACCATTCTTTCTGGGCGGCAGCAGCGCCGCCCGTGTAGTTATTAGTCAAGGCAACATTCCATTGAAATTGGATATTGCGCTTTTAATTTTTCAAAAGCAGCCTTTGTGACCCGGTAGCTGCGCCAGTTTTCAATTTTCTTCTGGCAACCATCAATCCAGTGGGCTTCAATTTCTGTAATGCCCCTGCCTTTTAATTCAAGCGGGGTATCAACAAAATAATGTTTGCCATAATATGAAAGGCTGGCTTCCATTTTGACTTCTGGCCTGCGCTGTCCCATTTCTGGGGTGTAGCAGTGCAGCCCGTTTATTCTATCTTCCATGTAAATGATTTTTCCCATATCGTTTGACCTCCGTGTGTTTGATTTCCTTAACTGTCTTTATTATATACTTACGGAAGTATAAAAGCAATCGGCAAAATATACAAATATACTTCCGTAAGATTGTATAAAATGTATACTTCCGTAAGAAAACAAAGTGTGATATACTGATTAAAAACCACAGGAGGTGCAGAAAATGCCAGATACAACAGAAAAGAAGACCATACCGAGAGGACCAGCAGCCACGGCAGCAAAGAACAAATACCGTGACAATAATTATGACCGCATGGAACTTGCGGTGCCAAAAGGAATGAAAGCCCGCATAAAAGAGATTGCGAAAGAACAGGGCTATTCATCGCAGAATAACTATGTTGTGGAAGCGGTGAAAGAGAAGTACCAGCGGGACACCGGGGAAGAACTGACATGGAAGAAAGAAGAGGAATAGCACATGGCAAATGTACGTTTTGGAAATATAGACAGAACACCAGAAACAACCGGGAAAAGCGTCTGGGGTTGGTACACTGAACCAGAGCGGGTGACAGAAGAAAAAAGACGGGCAAGGGCAATGGCAGAAAGCCTTGCTGCTGCACATGAGGTCATACCACTGCGGGGAGGAATGGCAAGCACAGAACCAGCGCACAGAGAGTGCAAAGGTTGCATACAGCAACCATATTGCGCAGGCTGCATGAAAAAATATAAAGATTTCAAAATAAAAGAAGATGGCGGGAAAGCAAGAATAATCATGGCGCCAGACACGAAAAGGAGAGTTGAAGAATATATGAAAGAGAAAACGGAGAGGGAAAACGAGTGATAACAAAAGTATTTTTGGAACTTACAAACGGGCGCACATACAACATTGACGCAGAAATTGAAGAAACAAAGATGGGCTACAAAATAACGCTACCAGATGGGAGCGGTGCGGAAATAGGACGGGATATGATAAAAAGAATTGAAATGGAAAAAGAAAGCGCACAAATAATGGCGGCGGGAGAAGTAGAGCCACATATCATGCCAAAGAGTGTGCCGCACTACAATATAATCGAGCCGGAAAAAATTGAAAAATTTAGATAAAACGCTTGACTTTATACTTCCGTAAGTATATAATAAAGATAGTTAAAGAAGCAACAACACTTTAACGAATACGGCAAGGGAAAGGAGAAAACATGGCAGACAATATGACAGATAAACAGTTTGAAAAAATCTTGAAAATGGTTGAAATGATTTTGGACGGCTGCAAAGACCTTGACGAAGCAAAAGCAAAGGTTAAGGAACTTACAGAAGACCAGAAAAAAGAAAAGTCAGCCGAATAGCTGACAGGGACAAAACAGAGGGGCGGCGGGCTTGCCACCAAAGCCCCAAACTGTTTGTATAGATAATAACAAGAAAACGTGGCAAGGTCAATATAAATTCAATACGGAGGTACACCACATGGAATGGAAAATGTCAGACATGATGGAACATAAGGAAAAGGACACAGCACAGAGAATTTCAGACCCGTTCAGCTGGGACGGTCACGAAACAGAAGCAATGCTGGCTTATGAAGGCGGCAACAGGACAGCAAAAGAACTGGTTGCAGTTGCAAGAGTGAGAGCAGAGGGAAGTCCAGAAGCATTTTACAGAGTAAAAGAAGCAGGAGAAAAACCAGTTGATTTTAAAAACTGGCTTGAAGCAGTAGACTATTACAACTGCATTGGAGAGGTTGAACGCCCGGAGGTTCCGGACGCAGCAACAACAAAAGAAGAGGTACTGGACGAAGACTGGAAGACGGCAGCAGCGCAGAAGAAAGAACCGATACCAGCAGGGGCAAAAGTGAAAATAACTGGAACATTGCAGAATATGTATGGTGACTTTGTGAAAGTGGAATACAACGGCACAAGATACACAGTTGACCCGCAAAAACTGGAAATGTGAATGGAGGGGAAGACAAATGGCACAGACAAATGAAAAGCCGATTTGCGAAGTGTCGGAATACTACGGCGACAATGTGTTTATGCTTGTTTCAAGAGTGAATAAGGCATTGCAAAGAGCAGGGCAGACGGAAAAAGCGGAAGCATGGAACAGAGAATATAAAGAGCAGCAGGACTATGAAGCGGTTTGGGAATTAGCAAGAAAGTATGTTACAATCATATAAAGTAAATACGGAGGGAAAGCAGATGGAAGAAAGCAAACCTGCGATATGGAACCCGGACAAAGCGCTGGAGGGTGTATTTTGTCCGACGTGCGGGAACTGGATTGATGACTACACGGGACAACCGGAAAACTGCCCGGAGTGCGGGCAAAAACTGTCCGGGTGGATAG